GAGTGGTCACTTGACAGGAAGATGGCCCGCTAACCTCTACCAATGCCCGAAACCATCACGATCAGAGCGTGAGGAGGGACTTACAGATCTTGAAGCCAAAGTTCCTCCTGCTGTACAGCACCAGAAAGACACAAAGCCGAATAAGTGGGAGAAGGGAATCAATGATCCGAGAGCGGGCACAGGAAGAACAGCGGGTGAGGTTAAAAACTTTCATCCAACAGTCAAGCCCGTCAATTTGATGCGTTGGCTTATTCGCCTTGTGACACCCGTTAACGGTCTTGTTTTAGAGCCTTTTCTTGGGTCTGGAACTACTGGTGTAGCCTCAAGTCTTGAGGGGTTCAGATCGATCGGTATTGAGCGAGAACCCGACTATGCTGATATTTGTTTGCAGCGGATCAAGAATGCCGAAGGTGTCGATATTGTAGAGATAGAGGCTTTAAAGATTGAGCGCTTAGAGGAGGATGTATGTCTAGACGAACAAAGCTAAACCCACAAAGACAGGCAATGATCATCGAGGCGCTACAGCTGGGAATGACGATCGAGCTTGCGTCAAAATATGCAGGGATTGAGCAGAAGACTTTTTATAACTGGATGAACAGAGGTCGCCGCGAGAATGAGGGAATTTACTTTCAGTTTTTACAAGCAATTGAAAAGGCAATTGCAAAGAGCGCTCTGGTCAATATGGCAATCATTCAGAAGGCCGCTAAGGAGGGAACATGGCAGGCTTCAGCTTGGATTATGGAGCGCCGCCACAAATACCACGCAAAACAAGAGCCGGAGGTCATTGTGCAGATTGACGCAAAAGAAGCGAGCATCACACAGCTCATTCAGCAGGTCAAAGAGACAGATCTTGAGCTAGAAAATTTTATTGCCGATCCTGTGATCGATTTGGATGAATAATGCATTATGTTACTGTACCAATGACACAAAAAGAGGCAAAGAAGTTTATTGAAGATCATCACAGACACCACAAGAAAGGATCGCATGGGGATGTTTTTCGTCTTGCTATTGCCAATGTAACAGACAAAAATAAAATTATAGGCGTGGCGCAAATAGGTAGGCCAGTATCAAGGGTACTACAGGATGGTTTTTCTTTGGAGGTAACTAGACTGTGTATTAATGGAGACCATAAAAACGCGTGTTCATTTGTATATTCTCGCGCTGCTAGGATAGCTAGAGAGCTGGGATATAAACGAATCTATACATATATTTTGCATACAGAGGCAGGGATCAGCTTAAAGGCTTCTGGCTGGGAGATAGACGGACACACAAAAGGGCGCAGCTGGTCTTGTAAAAGTAGACCCCGACAAAGTGGCTTATTTCCAGAAATAGACAAGGTGAGATGGGTCAAACTCTTATGAGCACCACATCAGATCGAACAAAGCTGGAAAAGTCGCTAACACTACGACAGGAGCTACTTGCCTACATAAAAGCCTATCCTCTTTCAGCGGGGCGTCTTTGGGAACCATTCTGCTGTCGTTGGGATGGCTTGAGCGATAAAAGCCCGCGTTTGCGCGGGTGCGGTCGTAAGATGCACAAAATAAGCGCGGGACTTTATCGGTGTGATCATTGCGACATCACCGAAGAACGGACTTCTCAGAAAGAAGCAATCAAATCTCTAGCCGATGAGGCGACACTGATCAGCGGGGGAAATAGATCCGGCAAAAGTCACATGGGAGCGCAATTGGCTGTAGCATTCGCAGCGGGTAAGGATGAACGGTGGGTTATGGACTGGATCACACTCAATGAAATACCGCCCGATCTTATCCCTGATCGACCTTCGACTGTTTGGTGTGGTTCTTTGAGCTACAAGGACGGGCTTGAATACATGCGGCCGAAGCTGGATCTATTCCTGCCCAAGAACACAAAGCGGACAAGGTGGAACTCACAAGATCGAGCGGTCGCCATTTTGCCCAACAAAGGACGGATCGTGTCCATGTCTTGTGACGCTGGCAGGGAGAGCTGGCAAGGCGGCAGCGTGTCGATGGTTTGGCTGGATGAGGAGCCGCCTGAGCCGGTCTTTGAGGAGTCGATCCTTCGTACCGTGGATCAGCGGGGGCGGGTTATTGTGACCGCTACCCCGCTTAAGGGCCTAAGCTGGATGTTTGATCGCTTTGTCGAAAAACCGCCCGCAGGGTTTGCACGTGTTCAGATCTCAGGGCTTGATAACCCGTATATATCAAGTGTTAAGATGCGGCGGGCTGTGGGCCACCTAAGCGAAGAGGCACAGCAGTCTAGGCTATTCGGTGAGTTTGCAGCGCAGACCGGACTCATCTATTCGGAATTCAGACCAGATCGCCACATTACAAAGCTCGAAAAGTTACCGGATCATTGGCGCAGATTTAGATCGATCGACTTTGGGACATCACACCCGTTTTGCTGCTTGTGGTTTGCTGAGGCTCCAGCTGGTTATCTTGCTGCCGATCCGGTGCTTATTGTTTATGATGAGCTGTACTGGACAGAAAAGACCACACTGGAAAGCGGCAGGGAGATCTTGAGGCGCTCAAAGGGGCAGGATTTCGACTGGACTGTAGCAGATCCTGAGAGTCGTGACGGGCGGCTCACATTGGCGCGAGAACTTGACCTGAGAACGCTAGCAGCGCCAAAGCATTTCGGAGTGGTGGAGGGGATCAACCAAGTCAAAGAGTTTTTTGCTCCTGATCTTGAGGGCAAAGTAAGGCTCCTCATAAAACCGAAATGTAGGAACTTAATCAAAGAGCTTAAGCTGTATAAGTGGGATCAGAAAAGCAAACAGGACAAACCGATCAAGAAATACGATCATGCGCTTGATGCTTTGCGCTATCAGATCATGCAGTATAAGCGATTTTTGGCCCATAGATAACAAGCAAGATCAATCTGTGATATATTACGCTCAAAGAGGTGATTATGTCAGATCTAGAAAAGAGACAAGGTTATTTTTTGCGCTTGTGGGATGCGATCACGGGAAAATCTTACGCTCAACCCGTAGCAAGACCCAAAGAAGAAAATAGGGGCGCTGCTTGGGCCGCTCCTGCTGGAGTTCGACCTACCTACTCACAAGGCGCATCATTGGCCGCATATGGCATTCACGGATATACACATGCCGCAGCTAAGCGAAGCGCTCAGGATCTCGCAGCACTGCCGATCAAGTTACTCAAAGGGCGAGGCGCAAACACTGAAGAGATCGCTGAGTCGGATGTGCTCGACCTGCTCGACCAGCCCAACAGCAAAGAAAGCGGTTTCATGCTTAGGGAGTCACTGCTAACAGATTTGATGCTGGCGGGTAACTGTTACATTTTGCTTCTTGGGCCTCGTGACAATCGGCCTTTGTCGCTGGTTAGATTGCATCCCGATGAGGTTAGGATCGTCACAGATCCAAAGATGGGCATCACTGGATACGAACACAACAGCAGCGGCTCAGTAGTCCTCTATCCTCCTGAGCGGGTGATACATGGCAAGAACTACAGCTATGCTAAGGGCGCTCAATCTGTCTATGGTTGCGGCGCTGTTGAGGCCCTAAGCAGGGAGATCGATGCAGACCTGAACGCTCAAAAGCTAGCATCAGACGCAAGTGCAAAAGGGCGGCCCGATATTCTGCTCTACCCAAAAGAAGACGGGGACATTTGGCCCTCTGAAACAAGGCGACAAATTGCGGATCAGTACAGCGGGCTAGCATCAGAAGGTGGTGCTCTTGTGCTCAGTGGACAGGTAGAAGTTAGAGAACTGCAACTGTCACCGCGTGAAATGGAATTCGAAGCATCAAGACGCATGGCTAGAGAGTCTATATCCGCAGTTATGGGTGTGCCGCCAACAGTGCTCGGTTTACCAGCTGCGAACTATGCCACAAGCCGACAACAGGCGATCAACTACTGGACGAATCAGATCAAGAAAGGTAAGCAGCTAGGTGAGTTGTTGACCCTGATCGCTCAACGATTTAACCCTGACTATAGAATAGAACACGACTACAGCGGGGTAGAAGCTTTGCAAAGCGTGAGAACAGAACAGCTCAACAGGGTACAATTGCACATCCTCAACGGTATCGATCCTCAAGCAGCATATGCCGCAGAAGGTCTTGATTTTCCAAGCGTACAACCTGATCCGGCGGACATCGGACAAGAAGAGGACGACAATGTAAGGATGCTGAGCGCCATTTTTAAGGCGGTTGATTATGGCGACAAGTCAAACGCAAGATCGGCGATGAACGACCTGCCAGAGGGAACACAGACCGCACTCAAGCGCAAAGCAAAAGAGCACAATGAGGAGCACGGGAACAACAAAGCTAAGAAGCTAACGAACAGCAATTATTTAGCTGTGTCTTACCATCGAGGCTTAGGCGCTTATGAAAACAACCCTGCATCTGTGCGGCCTTCTGTTAACAGTGCGCAACAGTGGGCTATGGCTAGAGTCAACAGCTTTCTTTATGCGCTTAGAAACGGGCGGTATCGCTCAGGCAAACACGACACAGATCTGCTACCCAAAGATCACCCGATGAGCAGCGAAGAGCGGCTATATATTGTTGATCATTCTAGGGTTTACGATGCCGAATATGCGGATCTTGAAGTGAGCAAAGATGCAGGTAACCCACAGCAACAAAGCCACGAGGACATCCGGCGATCTGTTCTTGGCTCTCCCCCAAACTGGGAGCGATACAGAGAAGCACATGCGCTCTATAATCCAGAACAGGATCAAATGTTAGACGGTTACTTGTTGCTTATTGCAAGGCGAGAAGACCCACAGGATCCCACAAATGCAGCGCCTGAAAAAGGGCGCCTTGTGGTCTATCAGGATCTGCTCAGCCGGGCGGTCGATCTACTTAATGGCGCAGACGGCAGGTTAGCAATCACTGAAGAGGAGCGTGAGCGAGCCTATCGTGTGATCTCTAGATACTACGACAAGCTCGGGCAAGATGCTCCAGCTTTGTCGCCAGTTTACCTGAGCCTTCAACCGAAAAAAAAAATTCTGAGATAACCAATTTCCCCAAGCGAGGCGACGATCTCAAAGTCAGCCTTAGGAACTCACAGTGGAAATTGTTCGACCCTACTTATGCAGCAAAGCTTAAAGAAGAGTACCCTAAGATCTGGAGAGCTGGCGGAAACATACGAGGCAATGACCAATATCGAAGACTCACGCCAATAGTAAAAAACAACGGTGTACCCACATCAGAATCAGAAGAGAACGCCATAAGGCTTAGAGAAGCTTGGATCGCTAGGCACGAGGGCGACGGGGCGCAATTCAGAGACAGAGATCACCCGATCAACCTGTCCACCGTTGCGGGCCTTGTGGCTCAAATCAAATGGTACGGGGTAAGCGTGATCGGTGAGAGCAGGATGAAGCAAGTCCTCAACGAGTTAAAGCGCAAACTCGATAAAGAAGATCGGTCATTTACTCCAGAAGAGCGGGCGGACATGTGGCATGCTTGGGTTGAGCGATCACAGCGCAAAGCAGAAGAGGGCATTAAAAGGCGCGTAAATGGCTATTTAAGGGGCGCAAGAAGGCGCTTTGTGCGAATAGTCGAAGAGAACAGTGAGCAGGGCTTGCTTGATGTGGTACGGGCGCAGAAAGCAGAAGAGTTAAGACTGCTGAAACAAGGTTATCAGGGTGAGTTTGTTAAATGGTTTATGCTGACCGGAAACGCAGAGCTGGATCGGGTCTTCCGAATTGCTGATGTAGCTAGGCCGCTTGATCTGGTCTTCGGTCGTCGTGATCTTGCTGTGCAGCTGTCGGATAGAGCTGCGCAAGAAATGACAAATACCACTGTTAAAAGCGTGGAGTCAATCATTCAGCGGGGCCTCGTGGCAGGTGCAAGCGTGCCCGATATAGCAAGCAGTTTATCTGGCTCTCTTGCATTCTCTCAAGATAGAGCGCTGAGAATAGCAAGAACCGAAAGCACCAAAGCACTCAATGCTTCAACGGATCAAGCCTATCGACAAGCAGCTACAGCAGGGATCAACATTCAGAAGCAGTGGCTTAGCTCAAGGGATGCAAAAGTAAGAGAAGCACATGCCGATCTTGACGGTGTGATTGTGGGGGTCAATGAGGAGTTTGAGAGCGAAGGATATACCAGCCCCATCCCTGCCAACTTCGGCGATCCATCGCTTGATGTAAACTGCCGCTGTACCATTGTACCCGTTATTGATGGTAAGACAGATCTGTAACGATGCGACCAGACAGCGACAATCCTTCTCGACCCACTGCCCGATCGCATGTAAACAAGTCTTATTATAGGTTTCTTAACTCAACTATTCTGATGCTGTCAATACAATCGTGATGAGCAGCAACAAAGTCAAGCGCCTCTATGCTGTACGGTATAACCTCTTCTTTGTAGCTCTGATAAGTAATCAATACCAGCTTTGTGGGCGGTGCTGTTGTTGTCTGATCGTGCTCATCGCTGAGCCTTTCATACAGAGCATTAAGGTGATCAAATGCCTCGTTAAGCTCAGGGTGATCGTGTGATTGATATGCTGCGTCTGCCTCGCTCATAAATGTGTTGAGGGATTGATATAGGTTGTTCATGATTTGCTCCTGTTGGGTGGTGCCCCCTTTCGAGGGCTGGTGGTTGATTACGATAGTTGAGATTGGTTTTGTTCAAACCAGCCGCTGGTTTTAATGAGCATGTTGACTTTGGTAATATCCTCAAAGGTAGCTTTTTTCATCAAAGATGCTTGTTTTTTGGCTTCTGAATATGTGTAATATTCTATTTCTTGGTATCTCATCTTTTGAAAACAGAATGCCTCTACATAATACATGCTAAAGTAATCATCCTTATGGATACTGATCTCACTGTAAGCTGCTCTTAGCCAATAATGAACTTCATCAATAATATCGTGATCATCACAGCTTAGATCGTCATTGTATTGGTATCTTACATTCATGGTGTTCTCCTGTTGCTCATTGGTTATACTCTATTATAAACCGGTCTTTTATACATTGCAAGTTTATATATAAAAAAAATCAAAATAAATATCATTCTTGTAATATTTGCATTTCTGTAGTATATAGAGTTGAGGATCGTATGAATAAAGTACATTACATAGTCAAAAGACAAGAGCAGACAGCAGAAGCTGAGCCTTCTAAAGTCTCATTTGTTGCGTCAACCGCTACCCCTGATCGCTATGGTGATATCATAGATCAGAAAGGGTGGACACTTGATGCGTACAACAAGAACCCGATCGTATTGCTGAATCACGATAGCTCACAGCTGCCGATCGGGCGGGGTCAGGTACAAGTCAAGAACGATCAGCTTGTTATTGATGTTGAGTTTGACATGGACGATCCACGAGCCGCCGAGGTTGCAAGGAAGACACAAAAAGGCTTTATGAACGCGGTTTCTGTGGGCTTTCAGCCTTTGCAAAGTGCGCTTAGGGCTGAACTGCCCAAAGACAACCCCTATTACGGTAAGAGCGGCCAATTTTTTAAGAGCGCTGAGTTGCTCGAAGTATCGATCGTCACAATACCCGCAAATGGTGAGGCCACAATGATCACACAAAAAGAATTCAATGAATTTAAAAGCACCATGCTCCACGAGATCCGCAATATGATCCGATCTGAGCTTCTGACTCTTCCTGAAATGCGCATCAAGCACATTCTAGAGATCAGCGAAGAGGACGATAAGATCGTGATCTCCTTTGCCAAGGCCAAAGAAGAAATGGAAGATATGGAGGACATGGAAGAGGAGGCGCTTGATCGCCGCAAAGAGGAAGACGAAGAGGACGAAGAGAAAGACCTCGAAGACAGCGAAGAGGACTCAACCGAAGATATGCCGAAAGCATACGGTGACGATGAGGACAGTGAAGACGACGACAAGCGAAAAAATTTTAAAACTGATATTGATAAAATCGCTGAGCTGTTTGCTCAGATCATATAAAACCCTAAGGAGGACATAACATGTCTAACCATAAGATCGAAGAGGCTAAGCGCCTTGTTGCGGGACTGGTCAAGCATCAGCGAGAATCAGATGACCGCATGAATAACTTTGAGCAGCAGGTCAAAGACCTCAAGAAAGCTCAACAGCTCATGGCAGAAGGTCAAGAGCGAACCATCACACCCGAAATCAGCGGCGGCGACTTTGCACTCAAGCAGTTTATGAACGAAGACGGTGTTCGCTGGACAAGCGGATCCAGCCGCAAAGAAATAGCCGGTCGTGGTCGTGTAACAGTAGAAGAGAAGGGCCTGCTTGATGCAGATACCTATGCGAATGAGTGGCATGCTGATCTGTGTAAAATGACTCAAGAGCGCTCTTTGGTAAGAAGCGTTATGCGAGATGCGTCTACACCTAAAGCCGACATGAAGCTTTATAACCATTTACAAAAAGCACCTTCATTCATGAAGCCAGCTGTCGAGAAGATCTTTTCTGATTCTGCTGGAGTTGGTGCTGAGTGGATCCCCGATGAGTTTTCAAATCAGCTCTATCAGACCTTCCAAATTCCTCGCGGACTGCGTGCTCTGTTTGCTGACGTGCAAATGGATCGCGAGACTCTTCTTGTTCCAAAGTTGAGCCGTGGCGGACGTCCTTATATTAAAGGCGCTGCTACTGATGATCTCGCTTCTTATAAGTCTTCAACCATTGAGACAGCACAAAAGACAATCAGAGCTAAGGGCTTAGCTGTACTGATGAACATTGACGATGCTGCTGGTGAAGACTCCGCATTTGCAATCATCCCAGCTATGACTCGACAGGTAGCTCAGGATCTTGAAGATGCTTATGAGGACTGTATGATCAACGGTGACACAGCCGCTTCTCACCAAGACGACATTGAAAATTGGAATATTAGAGAACGTTGGGGATCTTCGGATCTCGGAACCTCAGCAGATCATAGACGCACCTTCTTAGGGCTGCGGGCTGCTGCTTTTGACAAGTCTAATACGCACTCTTCGACCTTTAATTTTCAGAACTTTCTAGCTGTTTCTGCGTCAATGGGCGAGCTTGCAATGGGCAACAAATTGATCATTGCATCGCCTGAAGCAATTTTGGCTAATTTCCTTGATCTTACAGAGGTAGCCACACTTGATAAGTTTGGGCCTCAAGCGACTGTATTGAGCGGACAGATCGCATCATTAGCGGGCATGCCGATCGTAATGAGTCGATTCATGGGCGCTGACCTTGAAAGTGACGGTAAATTCTTAGGATCAGGATCTAAGAACAAAACAGCTTATCTGATCGTCAATCGTGACTCTTACGCTAATTATGTGCGCAGAAGAATAACTATTGAGACAGACAAAAATATAGCTAGCGGCGTTATCCAAATTGTCGCCACTATGAGAGGATGTTTTGATTCTGCTGATGCTGCATCAACTAAAAACGTTGCTTATCACTTTGATCTTGCAATATAGGAGTAAAAAATGCCGATTATACTTAATGGATATTTAGATATTACAGCCGGATCTGCTCATGATCTTTTCTTGGTCTGTCCTGTCGGTCTTCAAATGAAAGAAGTTCGACTTTGTGCAAGCACAATCGCAGCCAATGCATCTAACTTTTTGACTTTGAGCGTTCAAAATGCTGATGCTTCAAAGACCTACGCAACAAGAGCAACCAACTCAAGCGGTTTCTCTGTTGGTGTTGTTGAGTCTCTGACTTTAGGCGAGGCAAACGATCGTGATTTTGCAGCTGGTTCAGCTATCAAGATCCGTGTTGGTCACAGTGGATCCGGTGTTGATGGTCAAATCTCAGTCAATGTTCTCTGTGATCTTGCTAGAGATTTTAGCTAGGTGATCTGATGGCCCTTGTATCTGCTGCGACACTCAGACAGTATCTACCAGAGATACAAGGATCAGATCTAGACTCTGATCTCAATAGCCTCATCAGCCGAGTTGAATCTGCTATAGCTCGCTATCTCGGATTCACCTTGCCTGATGGGGCTACATCTTTAACTTTGGATCAGTCCACCTATAGCTTACATATAGATGGGCCTATGTTTTCCATGCCTACCGTTCTACAGATCCCGATCAAGCCTGTTGTTTCCGTCTCCTCGTTACACAGTGATCCGGATCTGGAGTACTCCGCAGACACAGAGATTGCATCCTCACAATACATTCTCGACACAGAAAACTCTCGCATTATTTTGAAGACGGACAGCACAGCTTCATTTGATCGAGGATACCGCAATATAAAAGCGGTTGTGTCTGCGGGCTACTCCACCTCCTCACCACCTGACGACCTTGTTCATGCGATCTGTGTCTATGCGAGCCATTTGCAGCGGGCGAAGACATCACAGGGGAATCAGGCAATCACACAGCGTAACTCAACCGTCACACTCAGCGCTCGCACAATGCCGCCTGAAGTCAAAGAGATTTTAAGAGGGTTCAGAAATGGCTCAACTATCCTTTGACCAGTTTATAAAAGGCGCACAGAAGGCTCAGCGGCGACTCATAAAGGATTTGAACAACATCCTATTGAAGAGCGCTTTAAGAATGGAGCGTGATGCCAAGAAGAACGCCACAAGTTTCCCTAAGGTACAAACAGGACGCTTGAGATCGTCTATTATGGGCTTGACCGATGCGCCACAAGGCACGCCAAGAATAATATTAAGAGCTGGCGGTCAATCTGCCGGATCAGATGTGGACTATGCAAAATATCAAGAATTTGGAACACGCTTTATTCAGCCACCACGCCTGTTTTTGGGCAAGGCGGTTATGCGAGAGCGTGACAGACTACCCAATGAGCTTAGCCCGCTTTTATCTGTGGCTTTAGGGGTAGAAAATGAGTAACTCAATACAAGTCACAATCATTGACAAGATCAAAACCCTGATTGCTGCTGATTATAGTTCAGGGTTTAGCGGATCCGATTTGTCTGCATCTGGTCGGGTGATCATAGGAGCGCCAAACGGAGCACCACTGATCCCCAGTGCATCGATCATCTATATAGATACGATTGAAAGACAGGGCCGAACACTGGGGCGCTACGTTGGTGAATCTGTCTTTCAGATTGTGGCTTATGCTGGAGCCTCAACGCTTGAGAACCGGATCAGGCTTGCAATAAACCTAGCTAGCGACATACAAAAGGCGCTTACATCTGATCGTACTTTGGGTCTTGCGGGCCTCACTGAAGATGTTTTGGTCAATCAAACAGCGCTAGACGGCGAAGAATATGGTATAAGTCAAGCAGGGATCGCTCTGCTTGAGGTTAGAGTAACTCATCAAACTCAATTTGGAGTCTAGCTGTGAGCTGGTTTAACGGATCATTCAATCGCCGCATGCCGGTTACAATAAATGCAAGCGCCGCATCGAGCGGTACGCATGACTTTGAGGTGACAATACCGACCGATTGGGATGATTTCTGGGACAACATCAGATCAGACGGTAACGATATCGTGCTCACTGATGCAGACGGAAAGAGCATTTTGAACTTCCAATTTAAGAGCGGTTTCAACCTGCCCAATAGATCGCTAACACTTGAGGCCGAGAACATCAACATCGGAACAAACAACACGATGCGAGTCTGCCAGCTTTATTTTGACAATGCAAATCAGGCATCAAGCTTGCAGACCTCGATCACAGTGTCAAGTGTTTTAACAGGACATATCTATCTTGGCGGCCCTGCTGGCTTTGTGGTTAAAGATAGCGGATTCAGGCCGATCGGTACAGTGCCGACAAGCATATTTCAAAAAGACCCAGATGATCAAATTGACATATGGTTCCCAATAGGCACAAGGCTTGCAAAGAGAAGAGTGCAGTACAACCAAAGACTCGACTTTAAGCTGGTGCAAAGGGCATCTATCGAGGTTAAAAACAATACCAAAGTTAATCAAGTGTCAATGTTTGCGCTTGAAGAGCTTAGGGTGGTTAATGGCTGGTGCCGCTTGAGAATTAAAGCTGGCACGGATGGAAATGATTTTACAGTTAGATTAGGATTGGTTACCACTGATTCAGAGGTGATCGTCATGTCATGTTTATTACAAGTTAGAGAGCTAACAGCTCAATAGGAGATCAAAATGCCTTTACAGTTTGGACGATCAGGTTTTATCAATTTAGGGGAAGAATCAAGCTATGGTTCTGCTTCTGCCTTAACGGTAACAAATAGAATTGTGAGCGCAACACTAGCAGAATCACAAGAACGATCAAGAAAAACCTTTTTATCACAAAGTGCGGCAGCTTTTTCAGTCGGGCACTTTGATAATTTTCTTATGGTCGGCGGCTCGGTCGAACTTCCTTTGCTCTATGAGGGATCAGGATTGCTCATCAAGGCAGCATTGGGATCTGTATCAACCGCTGGCGCCGGGCCTTCATATACTCACACTTTTTCAGCATCTGCCGACCTTCCTAGCTTGACCGTAGAATTTCAAAGAGGAACAGGATCAAGCGAGAAATTTCTGGGCTGTATGGTTTCAACAATCTCATTCAGCGGCGCAGCTGGCGAAGAGATTATGATGAGTGTTGATTTTATCGCACAAGATGCAAACGCCCGAACAAGCACAGCAAGCTCAACTTTTGGATCTGGTCGTCAGGTTTTCCATTTTGAAGCGGGTACACTGTCGTTTGGTGGAAATACTTACAATGTTAGATCCTTTGAGTGCACCATAGATAACAAGCTCGAAAGACGGCAGGTACTAGGCGACAAGAAGACTTTAGAACCCGCTATCAGCGATGTGCGTGAGGCTATGTTTAATCTCACGCTAGAGATGGAGGATGATAACCTTTACAACGCGCAATTAGCTGACACCACATCTGACGCTATTTTGATATTTTCAAACTCAGAAAGTGACAGCATCACTTTTACGCTCAAAAATGCTTATGTAACCGACTACAGCGACGATGTAAGCACATTCGGTGCTTTGGAGCGTTCTGTAACCTTCATGGGCGAAGCTGACAGCAGCAACGAGGCGATCAGTATTGTGATCGTGAACCAACAAAGCTCAGCTGTTGCTAACTAGATACATTAAACAATCTCAAAATCCTTTATGTATGATCCTCGATATGTTAAAGAAATTAGACACCTTTAACAGATCAACAGGAGGATCACATGAAGGATTTTTTAAAAGAGCTAGTACAGGATAGCTTTTGGCGGGTTGAGTGTTTTGGCGGGCAAGTGCTCATTGAAGGCCGCATATTGACCCCAGCAGAAGCAGAGCGGGCCGGGCTGGCCTCTTCCCTTATTGCAGCTCAGATCGTCAAAGATCAACGCAGTACCGGCGCACAGAACATCCAAGACATTGCAAACAAAGCGCAAGAGGGCGAAGACCTAACCGAGCAAGAGCAGGATCAGCTCATTGGGTTTATGTCGTCCTTGCGTCCTGAGCAGCTTAGTGCAATGACTGATCAAGAAGACCGTATATTGTGCGAGGTTGTTAAAAGAGGCAGCTCAGACGGTGGTGTGTCGTGGGAGCGGTTATTTTTGGTAACGGGTATTGACCAGCAAAATCCCGATACGGGCGCTTTGTGGGTTGGTATGTTGAGCAAGGAAGACCGATCAGCTATTATGGATGCAGCAATGCAAGGCCATAAGGAGGCCGCACAAAAAGCGGCGAGCTTTCGCAAATGACAAACAACTGCTCCACATTTACGATCTTATTGGCGCTCGTTACGGTGTACTTCCCTGTGAGATTGCAAAGCTTAGCTGGGCGGATCTGTTCGTCTGTGTTCGGTGCTTGTCGACACGATCGAAAAGGGTAAACAACATTATAAAGAAGCAGAATCGCAAAAAGTCTGCTATGTTATTCCCAAATGTAAGCTTATCTGATCTTGCTGATCTGCTGGGGTAATTATGGCTGATAATCTTGTTAAATACATTTTGTCCGTAGATACTCAGGGCGCTGTCGTTGGATTAGATAAAGTCGAATCTGGAGCAAAAAAGACAGGAAAAGAATTAGATAAGACAAAAGACAAAGGAAAAAAAGCTGGCGCTGACCTTAAAAAATCTTTTAAGGCTATAGGGGGCGCTGCTCTTGCGGCGGGTGCTGCTGCCGCGGCTGCTGCAATGGGCGTCTTTAAATTTGTGGGAGCTATGAAAAAGTTTACCACTGAAGCTGTAGATATGATCAACGATCTCGGAGACATCGGAAACAGATCAGGTATTGCCGCAGATACGATCGGAGCACTAAAAGCAGCTTTTCATGCATCAGGACAAGAAGCTGGAGCTGTTAACTCAACACTTGACGTTGTAGCGAAGAAATTCGGTGCATTGTCACGAGGCAGTAAAAAAGCAGAGAAGAGCTTTGCGAAATACGGAGTCGCTGTTCGTGACGTCGAAGGTCACTTGAGATCAAACAATGATGTTTTACTTGATGCCATGCATGTAATTGAACACTTGGCAGACACATCTCAAAGATCAAGGGCTGCCGTTGAGCTTTTCGGTGTTGGCGGACAGCAATTGTCTCAGGCTTTGGGAGCGGGTAATTTTGATGAATTTCTAGGATTTGTTAATGAGTTTGGAGCAGTGGCAGGGCCGCAAGCAGCAAAAAGCGCCGCGCTGGTGCAAGATTCAATAAGCCTTTCAAATATTGCATTTGAAGGTTTTCGAGAAGAGTTGGTTTTATCTCTTGGGCTGATGAAGACTTTTCAAAGGGTGCTTAATGCTCAAATGGCGATTTTTGCAGGTTTGAGCAAAGTAGTCAAACACACAGCACACTTGGTTCATGATGTGATTGCTTCTTTTGGTGAGTTATTCGGTGCCATCACTGATTTATTTTCTAGCTTCAATACCGAAGCAGAGAAAACAAATAAGGAAATTAACATATTGGCAGATGTGTTTTTTACTCTTGGGTCGTTAATAATTGCGTCTGTAATTACTCCGATCCAAATTTTGATATTCAAAATTGGTGATTTGGTAATAAGCGCAGAAATTACAATTGCCACTTTTGCAGAATTTTTTAACATGGGCGATGTTTTTGAACCACTCATAAGCTCTTTGGGGAAACTGAAAGAGGCTATTTTTTCAACGCTTGGATCTTTACAGGCGCTAAAGCTGGGTTTTAGTCCGTTTACAGAAGAGGGCCAAGAAACCAGAGATGTTTTTGTAGAGGGAATAAACAAAGCTTTTGAGCGGTTTAATAAAATCGTTGCAGGTAGTAAATCAAGAATGAAAGGATTTATTGAGGAACAAGAAGATCTGATTGAAACAACAGAAGAAGCCACAAAAGAAATAGACAGAATGGCAGCAGCTGCTAGCTCTTTAAATTCAGTTTTGAATAAGCTCGGTGTTCCTCGAAGCTTGCAATTTGGAGGATTTAAAGAGATAACGGCACAAGTGGACGATTTTTCACATGCTTTGTTTATGCTTGGTGAGCAGGGCAAATTTGGAGGACAAAGTAAGAGAAAGGGAGACATAAGTAATTTGGATCTTATGGCTCAAAATGTAGCAACTGCTATTAACGTGGCAGCACCTCAGATCGGGGCAGCAATAGCGATCACTGCTGGGTTAATACAGCTTGCTGAGAAATTCGGAAAAATGGGCGATAGCATCGACGAAATAAAAAGTGAATTAACAAAATCAGTACAAGAGCGAGCAGAGGTCATAGAGCGAGGATTGCATGTCTTGCCTAAAATACTTAATGATGTGCTGCCGCATATTGTGCAAATCCTAGCTGATGCGATCATATTTGGAATTGCAAAAGCAATAGCCGAAAACATTAACATGCTGTTAACTGGATTGCGTCAAGTTTTAACAAGAGAAGGTAGGCAGGAGCGACGAAAAGAAAGGCGGGAGGGAAGAGCCACATTAGGCGATCGATTTGGTGAGTTTTTTAGGCGCATGGGTGTTTTGGGTGACATAGCATTTGAAGGTATGCGGGCGGGCGGGCGGATACCCAGCGCTCGATCTGGTCTGAATTTTACGGGCCAAAATGCAGGACTAGCCCTATTGCATAAAAATGAATTTGTTGTCCCTGAAAGCGGACAAGCGCCGCAAAGCGTGAAGCGTGCTATGGGCGGCATGGGCGGATCTGTTAACATTGTGGTCAATGCTCAGGTAGTAGAGCAAAACGCAGTTGATGAACTGGTGCGACAGATTGAGCGCAGATTTAGAACATTCGGTCAAAGCACCTCGCCTCTATTCGGGAGTTAGACATGGGCAATTCTAAGTTTTTTTATTACCCAAAGCCGGACTCTAGGCGACTCGTAACGATCAACATGGGCGAAGTTATAGGCGAGCTGTTTTCTGATTTTGAGGTTGAGACAGTAGACGCAAACAGGCGCAACGGGGGCATCAATAGATCGGTAGGCTTGACAAGAGAAATTGTAAACATTCAGCGTGATCGGATGGCCGGATCTGAGGATCTAGCTATTCAATTTGTGGCTATGCAAAATCATCTTGATAGAGGAGGTGTTGTCGGTTTCTGTTCTGATACAGACAAAGCTTATGCGTACCCACTGATAAACAGACCCAACAGCGGTGATCTAACTGTGGGCTGTGCTCCTAATCCCTTTGTAGATATGGCAGGGAGCATCACGCCAGCAGTTAACGACTATGTTGTGATAGAGAGCGAAAGCCCTGCAAGCATCAGAGAGCAGGGTAAAATCACCGTGAACGGAACAACGCCCGCTGCTGGTGGAACAATAACGCTAAAAAACAGAATTGCATTTACTTATCCAAGACGAGCTTTTTTAAGACACTATAGATTTTGGCCGCTCTGTTTGCGCCGCCCGGCCGGTGATGTAGGCCGAAACATTATAACAAATGAGCGAGGCTTTCTATTCAGCTTAGATGTGCGTCTGATGGTCGATTTAAGCGCCCTGTTTGCATTTCATAGATCATTTGATGGTATATCAAGGAATCCAAATACCCTACCAGACGAAAACAGCACAACACCGCCGTTTGTAGGATCATATGATCCGCTACCGTTTGAAGCACCAGAAATAGAAATTGACATAATAGACAGCTCGGCCGCAGAAGCTGATTTTAGTTATGCTGATGGGGTCGGCGGAACGATCACCTTCGGAGAGTAGCATGAGCTGGAATCGTGACTTTTTAGGAGCACTTAGCAGTAGCTCAATATCGCTAGAGTGGGCGCTGCAATTCGTCAATGTGGCAAATCATTTAGGGCAAGAGTACACAATACACAGCAATCGAGGACATCCACAGATCGACACATCGGGCATATCCATTGCAGGATCTAGAGTGATACCACAGCGATGGAATGTGAGCTTCGGTGGGTTCAGTGTGCAAATAGTAGGGAACTTGAGAAAATGCTTACCATACATCCGAAAAGGACAAATAGCGGTTTTGTATTGTAGGGTCATAGGATCGACAGACTTTGAGCGGATCGCTATTGGCCAGCTCGACACATTAAGCGGCTTTCGTGGTCGATTTCAAATGACTTTTAGGGACTTACTGAGCGCTCTACAAAACTCACTAGACACAAGAGCGGGCACTGCCTTCTCTAGCTCAGATCCTCCACGGTTTAACCTGTTTTATGCAGTAGGTCAGACCAGAAACATAACAAGCGCACTGGGTACATCAGACAGCACGCTAACAGTAAGCTCAAATTCTGTATTTAAAAAGCACAGCGGAACGGCATCGATCCCTACAAGGGGAATGATCAAGATAACCCCTGTGAGCGGAGACCCTGATTTTTATGTATTCTGGACGGGCACAAGCGGATCCAATGACATAACAGGGATCAGCACCGTAACAAACAGGGGCGGATCTCGTGTGTCTGCTGAAGTAGGATCCACTGCGACTTATATCGCATTTGCTGAAAATCAGCCGTGGGATATTCTTGGGTCAATAATTACAAGTACGGGCACAGCATCAGCAAATGGGCCACTTGATATTTTCCCGCGTGAGTGGTCTGTAGGTGGTTACATTTCAAGAGATCTCTTTGATTTTGCAGATGCGTCAAAGCAAGCTAGCTACATTAAGAGATCTGATAACGGTGTTTATGAGTGGGGTTTAGCGATTGAATCCCCTTTAACAAATGGGATCCGATCGATCGTCGACATTGGGACTTTAGGCGGACAATGGCCCGTATACCGTCAAGGCAAGATAAGCTGGCGGGGCTGTTCTGATCCTGATGAGGTCGACAGCGAGATCAGCGGTGGTGCTCCTGTTGCGCAAATAGGCGATCAAGACATCATTGAGATCTTGAGTCACGACTTTTTTAACCCTGACATATCAAACATTTATCGCACTACTCGCATCGTGTACAACCAAGCTGGGTCGGGTAAATTTTCAGGCGGGGTTTATGACGGGGATCGAGTCGACACATTGCCGGCACTTGCCACAATCCAAAGAGACAATAACTTGTATTACTTGCATGATAGAGGCGGTGTTGATAATTCAGAAACAATGGCGCTCGGCGATTTGAGGCGCATGCGGAGATGGGATCTATACATATCTGAAAGGCTGGTTTTGCGGGCATCTCTCAAGTTTGCGGGCTTGGTTGCTGGTGATGTTGTTGAGATTTCTTCTCGTTATTTATATGGATTACTTGAGTCACAGAATCGAACCTTTAGAGGAAAACGAGCAATGGTAACCGCTTGCGACTTTGACTTTGACAATCAGCGCTGTGTACTCACCTTGTGCATACCCAGCCGAAAAACCAAACAAACAACAGATACAGAGGCCTAACATGCTGCGCATACACTTAGACAAACCGCCCGCCCTAACAGCTGCTGAACTAGAGGGGTTTAAAACATTTCAAGCAAGCTACGATCTGAATATCATAGGGTGCAGAAACCCCATGCCAAGAATAAACGAGTTTGACGACCTGCTCCACGTGATCCACTATCACAATTCAAAATGGCATGAATACATTTTCCCTTGCACGCTTGACGCTGGTGCTCATTGGATGGAAAACCCCATGCGCAAAGGCGGAACAGCACACCTCAAACACCCGCACCAATACAGATCAGCGTTTACATTTGGATCTCACAAAGGAGAATACCCTTGCCTTGTGCAAGCAAAAAAGATCGGCGTGTGGCGGGACTCAAACCGCAATCTTGAGCTAGACGAATTCAACGATGGAGAGGCTACAGCAATCCAGATCCACAGAGCGAGCAAGGGCGATCGATCTGCCTTGGTTAATAAATGGAGCGCTGGGTGCTGTGTGCTACAGACCGGATTTGCTGAATTTATGGAGCTTTGTTACAAGCAACAGAAAAACGGGCGGGGTTCAAAGTTCAGCTTGACGGTTTTAGAAGGCCGCTTTTTATAAAAAATTATTAAACTTTTTTACAATTGGGAATTTGATATGAAAATCAACAAGTTAAAGCTGGTTCACATCTTCGTTGAAGAGCTTATGGATGTTTACAGCGACCTCCAACACAGTCAAAGCGAAAACAGCGACGGTGGGCGCAAAGTTACACGGGGCGAGATCTGGCAGATGCTGATCGATTTCATCTGCGAGCTTGCACCTAGATTAGAGGGTGCACTGCTTGCCCGTAATAGCCTTGATCCAGTATCTAAGCTTAGATGGACTATGATAAAGATGCTCGCTCAAGAACTAGCCCAACTGCCAGAAGAGCTAGAGCGTGTACGTGCTCCTGACAGTGCTCAGGGCGAAGTTATAACCAAAAGAGAGGCTATTGAGGTTGTAAGTAATATTTTACGATCAGCCATACCTAAATTAATACAAGAAGCAAAATCTGAGCTATAATTGCGCCATGAATACAGAACAAATTATAGACGGTGTGACGGGACAATTTGGCGCTTTGGTTTTGGCCGTGGTCATGTTGCTTATCGTTATGCGGCATTATAAGACACTGATCGATCAATCGTTAAGTGAGCACCGAGAAGACAGGGCCATGTATCGTGAGACAATGCTGAGCTTAGCGGGCAAGGTCGATCAAATTGGTCGGGACATTGACGACATTAAGCAACGGATCCCATGATGGATATTGTTTATGATATTTTGCTTAATGCTGGCCCGCTGGGCGTACTTGCGATCTATGCAATATACACACAAAGAGAAGGACAAAAGCGCCTCGATACGTTACAGGGCGAATTTATGGAGCGTGTCGAGCAAATCAATCAGCGAGGTCTCGAAGAAAGAGAAGCTCTGCTGCATAAAATGGAAAATAGAGAGCGAGAAATTATTGACCGCTGGCGATCTGTGGTTGAAAAAGTCGAATCTGAGCGGGACGAAGCTCAGAAAGAAACGCAAAAATCAATAGAAAAGATTGTGTCTAAACTAAATCAATTACTAGATCGCACAAATGATAAGTAAAGATGAACATGAACGATCAGCTAAGATGCTGAATTTCTTATGTTTTTACTTGAAAGAACAGGAAAAAATTGACGAGTCACAAATTGTTGTAGCTCTGCTGTACTGTGTCGCAATTCAAAGTCACAACGCCAAAGTATCTGAGGCGGCAGTCATACGCACATTTAGCAGCATTTTAAGCGAGGTTAAAGCCAAGCTGGCGATCATGCATCTAGGCAATAAAGACATACCAGAAGCATAAAAAGGCCCCCATTTCTGAGGGCCTTAATGTCCGAAAACTAGAAACCATGTAGATACATGCAGATGTGTCCAGTACTTAACACATTTATTAAGCTATGTAAAATGCATTTAATGTATCGCTTGATGATGGTTGAGCGCCCAGCTCTATTCTGCTGACGCCGCCACTTCCACCGGTTCTGTTCAAAGCAAATTCGTCAACATCAGCAGGAGAGGAGGCAACCTGCTTCAATGCAACACCGTTTCGAAACACGAGCATTCCCTCAAATCCTGCGGGAATCGTATTAGACAGATCGAAGTTTTGAGTAGATCCGTTTGGCGTGAAAAAGTCTATTTGAGTATTGAAGCTAACTTTAGCAGCTGTTACTCCGTTATCCTTGATTTCAAGATTGTTTGATCCGTTGACCTGTACTGTAGCTCCATCTGTGTTGATTTTAAGTCCTGAGTCGTTGGCAATACCAGATCCAGAAGCCTTAAGCTGAACCGCTGATCCCTGAACTTTGTTAGCAGCGCTGATATTAAGCAGGGCTGAGTCGGGTATACTGCCCGCTAGCTTATCTGCGCTTATGCTGCCGCTAAGCTGTGAGTTCGTTATCTGCCCGACCAGAGAACTAGTAGGGTAATTAGTCGCATCAGCCAAATCCAGCGCTGGGGTCGCATCTGAGCCACCCAAGGCCAAAGTTACACCACCGATCGAAATGCTAGAATTTGCAAGTTTTGAATTCGCAATGCTACCACTAAGTTGCGAATTGCTTATCTGCCCGACTAGAGAACTAGTAGGATAGTTGGTTGCATCGGCGAGATCTAGCGCAGGGGTCGCATCGCTCGAACCAAGCGCAAAAGTTACACCACCGATCGAAATGCTAGAATTTGCGAGCTTTCCATTTGGGATAGACCCAAGAAGCTTATCCTCGCTTATGCTGCCCGCTAGTTGCGCATTTGAGATTGTACCGACTAGAGATCCAGTTGCGTAACCGGTCGCATCCTGAAGATTAAAAGCCGGTGTGGCATCTGAGCCACCCAAAGAGACAGTTACCCCGCCCAAGGTGACAGAAGAGGCCGCAAGCTTAGATACTGCAATCGCTGCACTGTTTGAGATCTGAGCATCAGCTATTCCACCGTCTGCAACTTTTACACCTGATCCAGATACTGCCAAGGTCGATCCGTCAAGATTGACGCTTAAAGTCGATCCTGAGCGACTTAAACCGTTTCCAGCCTCTACCGACCCAGCGCCCGAAAACTGAGTGAAAGCTAACGGATTTGTGCCGACTACGGCAGCGCCTTTATCACTGGTGCAAACAAAACCGGCGTCGGCTTGTGTTGATCCTTGCTCAATAAAGACAAAAGCGCCCGCAGCATCTGATCCCGCTGATAGGTCGTCTGTTCTTGACCATGCGCCAGCTTTACACAAATAAAGCCCATTTTCAGAGGCGGTGCTCTGATTCTTTACCAGCACTCTATCGTCCGCCGCAACAGCGATCCCGTCTATGGTCTGAGTCCCGCTTAGAGTGATGTTTGCAGTTGTGGCGACTTTACACGAGTCTTTAACATCAAGACCCTGAGCAACAGAGTCTACATAGCCTTTGTTAGCAGCTTGTGCATCTGCTGATGGTGTCGCCACTTGTACTGTAGCAGAGGCAAAATTAAACGTGCCCGATGATAGATCCAGCTTCGCTGCGCCGACCTGCGCATTTGCGATCTGATTGCTTCTGATTTGAATAGCCATATTTAGCTCCTATGAGGTTGAATTATAATCTGCGATCAAGCTCTCACCTGATTGAGGAGCAGCAAACGAAATTGTGAACCCGCTTGCTGTTTCTGTCACAGATGAGCCGCTTTGTCTGACACCATTATAATAAACTCTAACGGAGTTTGAGCTAAAACTTTCTGAAATGACAAAGCTCGTCTTTGAGCCGTTCAATTCGCTACTAAAATCCTGCGTTTTTTGCGTACCAGAAGCACCGCCGCCACCGCCGCCACCTGTGCCGCCTTCATTGTTAAAAGCTCGTGCGATGCTCATGGGGCCTCCCAAGTGATCGTCACTTTTTCAACATCACACGATCCCTGATCCACCTTAAAAAATACAAAACACTTATCTGTTAGGTCGTTGCTCATCGTCACAATCACATCGAGCATATAGAGCGCTGTTCCGTCTGTTGCAGTGGTTATCCCTGTTTGGATCGTGCTTTGGGTATCAGTCAAAAAGAAATTGTTGCCCGCAGCATCCTCGCTGATTGAGATTGTCAGCTTTGTCGGCGTGCTGGAATCGCTCAAATTGCTAAGAAAAACCTGAACTAGTGAGACTTTAGCCAGATACACAGCTGTTCTCGGCGAGTAGTTCAGATCCACCTCTAAACCCTTTGAGGCGTCGTATGCTGTCCCGATACCGGTTACAGTCGTTGTAGATCGTCCTTTGTCCATGCGCATAATATAGCTCCTGTTGTTATAGTGTGCAGTATCAATAACAAAAAGTTTTGAGGGCGGCAAGCGCCACCCCCAAGGACTTAATAAAGCCCTACAACAGGAGAACCGGCATAAAAACCGATCCAAGCAGACACCACTCTGCTCACGTGTAGTTTATCCCATCGGGCAAAAATTTCCACTCTAATTTTTTAAGGTCACGGCGACACAGATAAAACAGATCCCGCACATGCTCAGTATCAACAAGCGCGTCATGTGCATTGTCCAGCGACCATCCCAAAAAACGCCTAATTTCATCGAGTCGACAGCTCTTCAAGCCCAAAGGAAACAACGAAGCTAACGCTAAATGCTTTGTGTCTATATATCGATTTTTCATCTTAAAATTAGTGTATCTAGGACAAACAAGAGCCTTGACAAACTCAATATCAAATAGCGGGTTGTGTCCCACAATCACCATATCAGGCCGCTGATCAAAAAAGTCTCTTAACCAGAGTGCTGCTTTGCTTGAGTGCACGCTGTTTTTCCAACCCTCATAAGTGTAACCGTTGACTTTTAAGGCCTGCGGATCTGCCTCGTTGAGCCTTAAAGGTGTGATTTTTTGATGCGTCCTATAGATCTCTTTATCATTGTTGTGTAATATTATAGCAAAGCTGATCAGCTCGTGGCGATCAGGCTTGAGGCCGGTGGTTTCTGTGTCAAAAAAACAGTATTTCATGATAAATCCTTGCGTTATAAACCTGCTGATTATACAATGTTATCACACCAACATAACAACAGGAGGACAATAGATGTCCAAACAAACAAAGCACGCGCGGCTTTTCGCCGAAGACCTGCGCCATATAGCACAGATGAAACAGGCCGAAATGAAAGCTTATCTCGCTTTGAGATATTGCAGCTATCTCCATATGAGCAACAAGCACATCACAACAAAATGCACTGTCTCACAATCTCAAATGGGCAAAATGTCAGGGATCAGCAGGGCAACGATAGGAAGAGGGATCGCCCTGCTTAAAAAGCGCTTCCCTAACACGCTAACAGTAACAAGGCAGCTAGGACGACCCGCAATTATTGAGCTTGTGATTGTTCGGGATGCGCCCTCAATATCCTCAAACATGTCTGAGGACAATAGAAATCTCAACATGGTGAGTAAATCAGCAGCCTCAAACATGTCTGAGGATAGCTACATATATAAACAAAATAATAAACATGATAATATTGTAGATTTTTCTTCTTATTTCGATTCAGACTTTTAACACAGGAGCTACCATGACAGATCAATACAGATACGGAACACCCGACCATGTGAGAGCGTGCAATCATGCCGCATCTATGCTACAAACAAACTGGTCAATACTTAGAACAAATGACGAATGGCTTACACAAATGGAGGTAATACTAAGATCCTCTTTTAAAGAAACAAAGCCCGAAGCAATCACCAAAGCAGCGGGGAAATTCATAGCTGAGAGTCTTGCCGAATTTCCACCGCCAGCAGGAAAGATCGTCAAAGCTATGCGGGGTTTTATCGGAAACAGCAAGCTCAAAACCACTTATGCAGACTGTGAGCTTTGTGACGGTGGTTTGAGGCTGGTGCATTACTGGGAGCGCATCAAACAGGCCCCAAGAATGACGCAAGTTTTCGCCAGCTGCAAATGTGAGGCAGGCCGCAAAAAGCAGAATCTCGGAATACATAAGCTTGATGTACTGCTTGAGATCCTAGATCGTAGAGACAACCTGATAACGGATGTCTGGGTGCAAACGAGGCACGAGGAGCGGATACCTATGGAGCTTCAAGTGTGCCCAGATCAGGATTGGTGGAACGAGGGCTTTAAAAGCAGGACTTACAAGCCACTTGCAAAGCATTTACCCAACCATGAAAAAGATATGTTAACCCTCTTTAGAGAAAACAGCCCATGACCAAAAGACCCCCACAATTTAGAATCGTTGAAACCTTGCGCATGATGGAAATGCTCACAGGCAACATTCAATATCTTAAAGAGCTAAAAGAGGAGAGCATGAAGCAGCTAGATGATGCCTGTTCTACTTTTCTGCAAGGCGCTGACGACGATCAAAAGGCCGAGCTGGTCAGGTTTCTGTACTGGCATAGCAATTTAAATGCGAGCACAATCCAGCAATTGACAGGCAAGAGCGCAAAGCAGCTGAGCGCTATATCTGGCCCGCTGTGTTTTATGGCTCAATGTGTCTCTTGTGGTAGCGATTACACAGCCCGCAAGACCAGCAGAAACGCAGACTATGATCAACAATGTGATATCTGTAGCAACAAGGACAGAATCAGAGCACACAAGGCGTTTCTCCTCGATTGGGAAGAGGTCGATCACATCCCCGACTCTGTAGATAAACAGGGATATGCGGCATATCTCAACAGCGGGAGCTGGAAGAAGAAGCGCAAGATTGCATTAAAAAGGGCCGGTTATCGTTGTCAGCTTTGTTCACAAGCTCAAACTCGGCTTGAGGTGCACCACAACAGCTATGAGAGATTGGGCAGAGAAGAGCTTGAGGATCTGTGTGTTCTGTGCACCAGCTGCCATAAAAAGCATCACAATATCGAATAGGTGATCGTTTATGCGGATAGCGGTTTTGAAAAAAGATTAGTTATTTTATGATATAAACTTGACGATTATAATCTATCGGGTCATAATAGAGTATAACCAATGAGCAACAGGAGCTTAAAAATGATCAACATCGAAACAACAAAAGGTATTTATTCAGTAGAACTCATCATGAGAGAGGTTCCATTTTTCGGTACAACATATGACAGCATTATCCGAAAAGGTCAAAAGGTTGTAGCCAAAATTGCAGACCTTCGCCAAGCTGGACATGGTTATGCGCCTTCGCCTTGGCATAACAAAATCATTGGCCTGTCAGAGCTTGAAGCTGTAAGTCTTCATAGGGCAGCAGTCAAAATTTATAATTCATAATAATCAACTACCAGCCCCGAAAGGGGCACCACCAAACAGGAGAAACCAATGTACATTTATCGACACGACACAGCACAGATCGGACAGTTAGAACTCAAGATCAAAACAGGCGAGAACATCGCATCAGACATGATCCGCAGCTACTATCACACAGGCGACAAGCGGATCACCTTTAACGCTCACATGAATATGTTTGAGTGCACAGAACACGACTATCACGATATCGCTTCACTGTTCTACCACATAGAGTTTTTAAGCGCCTCATTTGATGCTTTGGGCTGGACACCAGCGGATCAGGGCGACTTTATGCAGCAGTTTGATCATCTGTCCTTGTGGGACGGGTATTATGCAGCTGTCAATGCAATTTGTGAATTAATCGACTAACCAACAGGAGCAATCATGAAGAACTATTTAACATCTAGGATCAAGCGATCAGGATCGGTGATTGTCTGCGTTATCTGTCCCTTCTGCGGCTATTCGCAAAGGGAGCCTTTAAAGGGCATGGATCGCACCGTCTGCGGGCGCTGTGGGGCATCAAGCGAGAAAGGGCGCTACTACACCAAGCAGCAGTTGCTCGACCGTATCCACGAGCTGAGAAGGGCGGTCGACCTAAGACACAAAGCTGCTATTCAGGATCTGAGCTGTGGCATCTTGCCATCCAATAGAGGCCAAAATCTAAGACAACAGCGGGATCAGCTTAGATGCTTGAAAAATGCAGCTGCTGCATATGGAATCACGACAGAACAACAGGAAAAAAGAGGAGCTAGAAATGACTGAATTGATGACCAATGTTCATTATTTTATGCAAGATCACCACTTAATGATCAAATTTTTATTCATTGTGATCGGCGCTGCCGCCTTCGGTTTTGTGATCAATATGGATAAAAAATTAAAAAAAGATAGGCTATAAACTTGTAATGTATAAAAGACCGGTTTATAATAGAGTATAACCAAACAACAGGAAACACCATGATCTATTCAAATCAAGAAACACGCTATCTAGCGCAGAAAGAGAACCCCAGCTGCTTCTCATTTTATAAAATAGAGGGTGGGTATGTCTGCTTTTATTGTGCTCAAAGCCTAAGCACATGGCTCAATCAACGATAACCACCACCAAACAGGAGAACACCATGAACAATGAAACACTACAGAACCTAAGAAAAGCGGGCTTTATTGTGAAGCTACAAGGCAAAGAGTTTGTGCTCTTTGCTGGGCTTCAAGTCCTAGCTAGAGAGCTGGGCCTTAATAGCGTGAACACTGAACTTGTAAGCATCGATAAAGACTCTCAGACCACGATCGACGGTGATCAAACCGTAATAACAAAGGCCACAGGCTTAACGATATTCAAGGCCACTGTTAGCGGCGATATGGGCACATTCACCTCATACGGGGACGCATCCCCAAAGAATGTAGGCAGGATGATTGCACCACATCTGATCAGAATGGCCGAGACTAGGGCGATCGCTCGTGCGCTTAGGCTGTATTGTGCGATCGGCATGACCAGTCTTGAAGAACTAGGGGGTGGACAATGAACCCCACAATCACAAGAACAACAGCAAACCGCATTATTCAGCAGATGGATGAGGGCTGGCGAAATGGCGCATCTGACCTCATCAAGCGGATCGACAAATTTCATATCTATCAAAACGGGCGCTGTCTTACCAGATACCGCTTTATGCTCAAAGACGGGGCGATCTTGTCCTCGTTTGGAGACTGGAAGAAATACAACAGCGACGATCCACATGCGATCATGATCGACAGTCTGCATCAACTCACAGATCGCAAATTATAACAGGAGATAACATGACACACTTTAATCGATTTTTTAAACATCAACTTGAGCTAGCCAGCTGCTCTATTAATCAGAGCGAGCTGTGTAGGCAGTCACAAACAACATGGCCATGTCTGTGGAAATGGGCAACAAAGCCAATCAAAGAACGCCCCAAAGATCAAACGCTTTACAGGGTTTTTGTTGTCTTGGCGCCTTATGTTGGTTCTACTCCTCAAAACCTTATGATCGAGGCAAATCAGGCTATTCTTGAGGATTTCTTTGCAAGAATGGAGGTGTTACATGGGTGAGAGCATCGGAACATATACGCCCATCGAGGATCTGAAAGAATGGGACAATAACCCAAGGCACAACGATCACGCTGTCGATGAGGTTGCAAAATCGATCAAGCGCTTCGGTTTTGCCTCGCCCATCATAGCAAGGAAGGAAGATAATATGGTCATTGCTGGTCATACCCGACTAGCTGCGGCGCGCTCTTTGGGTCTTGACACTGTACCTGTTCGCTTTGTGGATCTTGATCCTACAGAGGCGCAGTTGCTTGCTTTGGCAGACAATAAGATCGGCGAGATCGCAGAATGGGATCAGGATCTGCTCAGTGAGGTTTTGACGGATCTCAAAGATGAGGATCTGAGCGGGCTAGGCTTTTCAGATGCCGAGCTTGAGGAGTTGATCGAAGAGGCTCAATTTGAACCGCTGGACAATGTGATCGAAGAGGATCTTGAGGATGAAGACTGGGATCAAATGCCTGCTGAATCGGTCAAGATTGCGAAAGCTGGCGGGGTTTATCAGATCGGCGGGCAACAGGTCGCATGCGGTGATTGCGTTGAGGTTATGCGCTCCTTGCCTGATAACAGTATTGACTCAATCGTTACAGATGCCCCTTATGGTATTGGGTTCATGTCGAGGGACTGGGATCACAGCGTACCTTCTGAAGAATGGGCTAGAGAGTGTTTGAGGGTCTTGAAAGATGGAGGGCATCTGATTTGTTTTGCTGCCACAAGAACAGTACACAGATTAGCGGTTGCGGTTGAGGATGCAGGGTTTGAGATAAGAGATCAGCTTGGTTGGTGTTATTACTCTGGATTTCCTAAGAGTATGGACATCTCTAAGCAAATTGATAAGATGGCAGGGGCTGAGCGTGAGGTTGTAGGGCTTGATAGGCGATATAATGAACCATCGGGTATAGTTAGCGCAGGCAGATCTGAGCGAATTTTGATTGATAGAAAAATAACAAAACCATCCACCAAAGAGGCGCAATACTGGCAAGGCTGGGGCACAGCCTTAAAACCTGCTTATGAGCCTTGTGTGCTTGCTCGAAAGCCCATCGCTGAGAAGAATGTTGCAAGTCAGGTTTTGAAGACTGGGACAGGGGCGATCAATATAGATGCTTGTCGGTTTGGTTATGGTGATCCTTGCTGGATAGGGCCACAGGAAAAGCCTGCAACAATGGAGGCCAGCTGGAGTGAAGGGCGAGCTGGCGTAGTATATGGAAAACTAGATTATAATGCAGGAGAAGAATGGAGTGGTCACTTGACAGGAAGATGGCCCGCTAACCTCTACCAATGCCCGAAACCATCACGATCAGAGCGTGAGGAGGGACTTACAGATCTTGAGAGCAAAAGCTCAGCTGCTGTTGAATATCATGGGGAAAATTCCAAAGCTCTATCTTCACCAAGAGCGGGCGCAGGAAGAACAGCGGGCGAGGTTAAAAACTTTCATCCTACCGTCAAGCCCGTCAATCTGATGCGGTGGCTTATTCGCCTTGTGACACCCGTTAACGGTCTTGTCTTAGAGCCTTTCTTGGGATCGGGGACTACTGGAGTAGCTTCGAGTCTTGAGGGGTTCAGATCGATCGGTATTGAGAGAGAGCCTGATTATGCTGATATTTGTTTACAGCGGATCAAAAATGCTGAGGGCGTTGATATTGTAGAGATAGACGGTTTAAAGATTGAGCGCTTAGAGGAGGATGTATGTCTCGACGAACAAAGCTAAACCCACAAAGACAAGCAATGATTATCGAGGCGCTACAGCTGGGAATGACGATCGAGCTTGCGTCAAAATATGCAGGGATTGAGCAGAAGACTTTTTACAACTGGATGAATAGAGGCCGACGTGAGAATGAAGGAATCTAC